TTCCAGGGTGCAATAGGCCATGACTCGCTCCTATGCGCCTTCGGATTCGCGACGGGCCTTCAGGATCTCCGCCAAATCCGCCTTTTTCAGGCCCTTCAGCTCTTCAACGGCCTTGAACTTGGAGATCTCCGCCTTGAGCTGTTCCACAGTCATCATCTCGATATCCGTCATGGTGCTCTCGGCTGCCTGCACATTGTCTCCCAATGCTGCGGCCTCCTGCTCCGTCAGTTCCACCACCTCCCCGATCCCGTAGCGGGCCGCCGTTTTCTCACCCCCGCTGCCGTGCAGGATCGGAGTGTGTTGCACCGCATATCTGGGCATTCCGTGCCTCCTTTCGTTTGTTCAAGGGACAGGCCCTTTGCCTGCCCCTTGCCGGTATGGGTTACGCAATGGCATCCTGGATGAAGTACCCGACGTCCGAGGCGATGACCTTCTCGTCGGAGTTCCAGGTCACCTTGATGTAATGCGCGCCCTTGACCCCCCGCTTGCCGTCGAAATCCCGATAGGTCCCCCTCGGCGTCTCCGAGAAGGTGGCGCCGAAGGTAATGGACCGGACGGAGGGCGAGGGGTCCACATACAGGGCCGCGCAGTGCTTGCCCCATCGCCGCGCGTAACTCGCTGCCTGGCCTTCTTTTGCGGTATTGTAGCGGCTCCGGCCCACGAGCCAGTTTTGCACCTCGAAGAGCCCCCGGCACTCCTCCACGGTCGCCAGCCCTCCGGGGGATCCCTGATAGCGGGTCGAGCCCTTGACGGCGTCCAGGACTTCCGGCAGGGCCCGGAATTTCGTCCAGACCTCCGCCCCCATGACAACAGTATTGGCCCGCATGAAGCAGGTCTCGATCGCCGTCAAAAGGTCCTGGACGGGATTGTCGGCGCTCCCTCCCCACTGGGCCGTGCCGGAGAGCTGCACCTTGTTTCCCACAGGGTAGGATGCGGAGGAAAAGACGATGTCCACCACCCGCTTCTCCTGGGCGATGTCCAGAAGCAGGTTCAGAAAATCGTTGGTGTCCACTTCCGGTTTGAGGGGGTTGTCGGCATTGTCGATCTCCTCCTGGGACACCCAGTCGCCCAGGCCGTGATCTTTGACGCTGTAGTTCTCGGGCGTGGCGCCCCAGTCGACTTCGTTGGGCATGCTCTTGGGTCCCAGCTTGTCGTCGGCCAGGCGGAAGGAGTCCGATTTGTTGTAGACGTAGTACAGATCCGAGCGCTTGCCGACCTTGACCAGGGGCATGACGTTGGACCAGATCATGGCTCCGTTTTTGTACTGGATGGAGATGTTCGACAGGGTCGAATCCTTATGAAGAGTTCTTGCTTCGGGCATTTGGCGCCTCCTTTCTCAACGATGGTCCGTTAACCCTGGATCTTGCCCTGAGCGAGCAAGACGGGGATGATGTCGCCGCTTACGCCGGATGCCAGGGCCTTGGCGATGACGCTGTTGTTGACCCCTGTGGCGGGCGACGCGGCGACGCCTTGGCCCGAGCCGTCCGAGGTGAGCCAGTTTCCGCGCGTCACCGTGCCCCCGAGCTTCAGGAGGGACACGCCGGCAAGGCCCAGCCGCACCTCCTCCCCGGCCCCTGAAGCGTGCTGGAAGATGCCGATCATCTCGTCGCTGACGGCGGTCGCAGTCGAATAGGTGTCGTCGTCCGCCCCGGGCTTGGCGATGGTATTGGCGGCCACGGCGGCGGTCGATTTGACGGATTTTTCCAATATAAGGGTTTTCCCGATCATGTTAGACCTCCTCTCTGAAAAGTTCGGGGTGATCCTTCGATACGGCCAGGACCGCGTCCTTGTAGGAGACCCCCTTGTTGCCCTCCATGAACTTGGCGATGGCCGCCTCCTTCGCGTTCGCGCCGCCAACGTCCTTGTCCCGGCCCGCCACTTCCCTGAAGGTCACGAGCTTCGGCAGCTCCTTCTCGATCAGGGTTTTGAACCGGTCGAACAGGGTCGTCTTCTCCTTGCTCTCCCCGAACTCGATGATGTCTTCTCGTTCGGCAAAGGCCAGAAGCATCTCCGGGATGCCGAATTTGACCATAGAGGGCGTCAACCGGCCTTCCTTGACCTGAGCGTCGCACCAGACGCCGATCTCCTTTTTGCGGGCCTCCTGACGCGTCTTTCGCTCCTTTTCAGCGAACTCGGCGGTCATTTTTTCCCGCTCCTTGCGGGCGGCCTCGTCTGCAGCCGTCTTGACCTGCACGGCCACGTCCGTCTCGGTGAACGTCCTGCCCGCCGGCACCGGGGCGGCCGCCGGGCCGTCGTCGGGCAGTTTGCCGACGATCTCGTTGAATACCGCAACCAGCTTTTCCTTGAACGTCATGATGCTTTCCTCCTTTTCGCGATAGTTGGCTGCCGCCTGGGCGGCGTTTTGATCCTTGATCTCCTGTTTCTCCTTGGCCGCCGCGTCGGAGATCTCCTGGATCTGATACGCAGCGATCACCTGGTCCGCCTTTTCCATTCCTTCCTTCTCGATCAGGTAGTCTCTGAGTTTTCCGAAGAGCCGGGCGATCGCCTCCCAGGACCAGGCTGTCCGGTAGTCGGAAAATTCGAAGACCGGCCCTGCCTCCTCGCTGAAAGCGACGTCGGGAAGCCCCTTCACTGCAGGCGGCGCTGCCCCCAGAAAGGCCACATGCCTGAGCGATCCGTCAGGGTAGAAGGCCGATGAGCGCTTCTTGAAGAGGCCGTTTTTGACCATGTCCGCAAAAGCTGGCTGCACCTGCCGGAACTTGGCCATGAGAAGCGCCCCGCCGCGCTGCGGGACTTTCTTGAGCCCCTGCACCCAGCCCCAGGCCGGGGCGTTATCCGCCGGATGGCCGATACAGACCGGCGGCTCGTGCCGGCCGACGTCGAAGCTCGCCACGGCCCGATCGATCAGAGCATCGCCGTCGTGCTCCCGCCCAAGGCTGTCTGTCTGCTTTCCTCCCCGAAAAATCGGGATCCAGTCGTCGAATCCTTTGAATTCGAACATATCGTCACCTCTCCAAGAGATGCCGCCCGATGGCGGTCCTGATTCTCGGCCAATCCTCATCCTGGGCCGTCAAAAACGGCCGCGCGGGAATGCGGGATCCCGGGTGGTTTACTGATCTTACGGGATGGCGGGCGCCCGGCCAGAAGAGCGCCTTCCCATTCTTGGCGGTGATGACCCTTGCAGGCGTCCTGCCCCCGAACTGATGGATCGCCGCATAGATAACATTGGTTCCAACAGCCACCCGGTCGTTTCCTGCCTCGACGGTAAAAGATCTCCTCAATCGTCCCGTATCCGAGAGGGTCTGGCCGCCGCTCTTCTTTACGCGCCCCGATTTCTCCCACCTTTCCGGGCGGCCGCCGGCTGCGAAGTTTCGCTCCACCGAAGTGCGGACGATCTCGCCGATTTCCAGCATGACCGGGCGAAGATTCGCCCCCCGCCGCCTGAGCTCACGAAGGCCTTCTCGTACTTCTCGGTCTTCCACCTTGACTTGAATCTGCATAAATTCCCTTGACTTTTTCCAGCAAGAATCTTAACTTCCCTTAAAAGGGAGCGACCGGAGCGGGGGGGCCATCCTGCCAGACAGCTCCGGCGCATCGGAACATGAGCCGTTCCGGTCACAGTCCCTTTCCATATAGCAGCACCCCTTGCCGTTGCCTCTCCACATAGTCCAGATGCGGTTCTCCTTTGGCCAGGGGGATGAAATTCGTCACCCCCTGAAAGACCCCGTCCACCACTTCATATACGCCCAGCCCCCCGATTCTTTTCTTGTCCGCGGTTTTCCAGAAAGCGATATAGCGTTTGACCAGCCGAACCTGCCCTGACTCGTTTCTTTGAGGCACGAGCCATATTTCATAAGGGGCCAGCAGGATCTCCTCCATGATGGGGATCGAAACGCCATGCCCAGCCTTGCTGAACTTCCATTTCTCCGGCGCCCCAGGGGTTTTGTCGATCAGGAATGCACGGAGAGAGAGGATCGCCGGCTCCCCGAGCACATCCTGGACGACTTTCTCTTCACCATAGCGCCTAAGAAATTCCGCCTTATAGAAGGCGTCACCCTTCCCGGACGGCAGGAGGGCCTTCTCATCCAGATCTGCGATGTCCGAGGGCCTGACATTGGCCAGATTCTGGCGCCGATAGTCTCCGGCCTTTTTAAGGTCTGACAGCGCATTCCACTTTCCGGGCTGGTCCGCCGAATCGACCACACCGCTCCAGACCGCTTTGCCCGGATTGAAGGCAAACCCCTGATCCGGCATCAGCGGGCGTGCCGGCATTCTGTTTCCCGTGCCAGGGTCGATCGGTTCGATCAGCTTGCCCGTCGGATCGGCCGATTCAACCGTGAGGCTCTCCGATGCCACATCCTCCTTGGAGAGCGTCACGACCCCACAACGGCACCGGAACCCGTTCGGCGGATACCAGGTGTTCCAGAATGGGTGGTCCGCAGGAAAGACCTTGCCGTGAAGCGCCCGATGCGTGGGCCGCGTGCGGCTGTCGTTCACGGCGCTGTATTGCCAGTAGGGACGTGCGGCCTTCACTTCCTGCATCTGCCGGTAGCGGCCCACGTTATAGGCAGTCTGGATGTTCGTCCGGAAGATATTGTCGATCCTCCATGCACGCTGCCCAACCCATCCCCGCTTGGCGAATATCGCCTCGCAATCCGCCTTGAAATCGGCGAGCGTCGTTCCGTCGTCTATCGCCCTCTGAATGGCGTCGAATACCGTCGTCAACTCCGACCCTTTCACGATCCCGGAAACGGCGAAGGCCCGCGTCTTCGCCTCGTCGGACAGGCGGACGAACTGGCCGGGAGACATGGGAACCTTGTCCCGCCAGAATTGTTGCGCTTCTTTCATCGGCAATGGTTTCAGGTCGATCATGCTTCTCCCCCGGCCGTCCATCGCCCATACAGATCGGCATTGAATGCGGCTGCTTCCAGCAACCCCGCCAGGTCATCCGTGTTCATCCCGGGATACAATTCCAGGACGTTTTGAATCGCCTCGTTGTAACTTCTTGCGGACCGTACGGCAGCGACGATCTGCTCCTCGTTGCCCTCCAAAGCGTCGGCGGCCTTGGAAACGGCTATGTCCGCCATCCCCTCGATCGCCTGCTGTTCCGACGTGAAGCGGCCCT